CGTAACAAAATCAATGTCCTCCGGTTTAACATTGGTGGCAGCCTTAAACATGACGGAGTATTCCGGATTTTTTCTGAGGCGGTCCGTTACAGCACGAACGGTCTCATCGTCATAATATTCCTGTGAATTATCTTTGTCCATCTTCTGACAGGAATGAGGACTCACGAAGCGCATGGTAACATCCGTGCGTCCCATCAAGTAATCCATATCCACATTGAAATAGTCTGCGATCTTTTCCGTCATTTCGTGGTCTGGCTCACGTGCTCCGCTTTCATACATGCTTATGGCTGACTTACTTACATTTAGTTCCTCTGCCAGCTCTCTCTGGCTCAGGTTTTTCACATTGCGCAATTCCTTTAGCCTCTCTTTAAATGTCGTCATAATATCACACCCCTCCAGATGTATTCTTCTTTACTATATTGTACACGCTATGTGAATTTTTTTCTATAAAAAACTTCACAAAACGTGTTGACAAGAGTACACGATTCGTGTATATTCTTCTTACGCCCACGAAATGTGGTCGCAGAGAGGAGATTAAGACCATGAAAGAAAATACATTCATCCTTTGCCAGCGCCTGTTGAAGCTGGTGCAGGCTACGAGAGCCGGAGCAGATGTCATAGACATTGAATACTTCAGCAACGTTCATACCGATGATGCACATGTGGATATCACATGGGCGAGCGGATCCACCAAGAGAGTTGATGTAACCGGTGATAGCGGAATCGCTATGATCCGCGACATCATACAGTGTCTTGATTAATCGGTAAACACGCAGGATGCATTCATTGTACGAATAGCAGTAGGGGTTTTGATTTCAAATCCTGCGATGCTTATAAAATTCAAAGAAAGGAGGTAAAGGTCATGTGAATATAAACGGTCCTAAATAACGGCACAGGCTATGGACACAATCATACACCCGTAACTATAGCAGTCTTATTAAGGGCCAGCGCCAAAATTGCATAACAAACAAGGGCGGCAATCGTGCTGGCCGCCCTTTATAGCGGGATGTAGCTCAATGGCAGAGCACTCAGGACGGTTGGAATATCTTGAGGATGAGCAGGTTCGATTCCTGCCGTTCCGATTCCCGGTAGCATACCGGAAATACAAAACTTATAGAAAGGAGGACATATGGACAAGGGTAAGATCGCAGAGAGACTGATTGCTTTGAGGGGGAGCAAAACTCAGACAGAAGTAGCACAGGCCATCGGGGTAACACCTTCGGCGTACAGTATGTACGAGAACGGCGAGAGAGTGCCGCGCGACGAAATCAAAAAGAAAATCGCAGAATACTACAAGAAGTCCGTGGCGACTATTTTTTTTGCGGATTAAGCCCACATATTGTGGGCGGAAAGGAGATTAAGACATGAAACAGGTAATGAGCTTCACACAGCTCGTGGGCATTGGGTATTCCAAGGAGCAGCTGAAGCGGTATTCCCAGGAAGAAGACTTTCCCGGCTTCAAGACACCCGGGGGCGGGAAATGGCTTGTCTACGTTGATGACCTGCCGAACTGGATCGAGAGATTCAACCTGAGGCAGAACAACTTATCCGAGACGGTCAAGCGGTCAATGAGACGGAGGATCTTCGGAAGAAGGAGAAAACCGGCATGAAGACAATCAGCATCAAGGTTGAGAGAGTTGGCAATGGGATTCGGGCGACGTTGAACACCTACGTCATCGGAACGGGTGATGTATATCAGGCAGCTATCAAGGATCCGTTTTCCGAGCATCCGTTTTACTTTCTGGACGGCGCCCGGCACGACCTGACAGAGCAGGAAAAGAAGAAGCTCAGGGAGCTGATCGAGGAGGCAAAAAGTGTTTGAAGAATTTGATCGGAATCTGAAGGATAGATTCTTTGAAGGGATCGCAATGGGAATGGGATGCGCGACAATCGCGTTCGTGCTTGCCGTGTTGCTCATTCCGGTAATGTTCACATTCAACTGAGAAAGGAGGACAAATGGCAGTAGCGAAAAAATGTGACATGTGCGGAACATGGACATCAGCAGAGCTGAAGGAATTATGGAGCCTCAGATACGAGCGCAAGCCGAAGTACACATGCGATCAGCTGTCGAAGTGGTTCCATAAGCCTAATACATGGGACATCGTCAACACGCTTTGCCTGCTTCAGGCCCGCAAAAAGAAAGGGGCGGATATGTGGACGCCAATTAACAAGCCGTCCTGCGGAAATGACCCGTCAAGACCCGTAGTATTCCACAAACAAACCAGACCTATTGCCGAAAAGACAAAAGAAATCGTGCGGCTGCTCGGTGAGGGATATGCGCCGAAGGAAATCGGTGAAAAAAACGGGATGACGAGAAAGGACGTCAGTTCCGCAATTAGCCGCATACGGAAGAATCACACAAAGCTCTTTTACGAGCTGATTGAAGAAGGTAAAGCACGCAAAAAATGAGCCGCAAGGAGTGAGGGATTCCTAAACGGCTCAGAGATTAAGACAAGTTCATTATACCACGAAAGGAGTAAAACATGAACAACATTACAGTCATTTTGAGACAGAAATATGATGATGTGATATTTCCGGTCGATGATTTTTCCAAGATTACAAGCGTCATTGAGACCATCGGAGACCGTCTGGATGGCGTGGCGGTCACGATCAAAGTCAAAGAACCGGAGGTAAAAGGCGATGTCGAAACGAATTAATTGCGAAATCTGTCACGAACCGATTGACGACAACATGTGCTTCATGATCGACCCGTTCAATCACAGGGCAACTCATAAGCGCTGCATCCGCCAGAAACTCATGTCGGCATTTTCCGACACCATCGGAACGGATGATGACGAAATCGACGAGCTGATTACAGAAGCAATCATTGACCACATGGAAGAATACACGCCCACTGCATTTTAAAGAAAGGATAACAAATGACACTTTACGAAATCGATAAGGCGATAGAGGATGCGTTTTACTCTGCTGTTGATCCGGATACCGGAGAAATCATTAACGATGAGGCACTTGAAGCGCTGAATGAACTCGAAGAAGCAAGAAATGTAAAAATCGAGAATATTGCACTATTCATTAAGAATTTGGATGCAGAAGCGAGCGCGATCAAGGCTGAAGAGGAGCGGCTGCGTTCTCGTCGTACAACCACGGAAAACCGCGCGAAATGGCTCAAGGATTATCTAAACAATATGCTTAACGGCGAAAAGTTCAAGTCTCCGAGGTGTTCGGTCAGTTTCCGGAATACAAAGGCGGTCAACATCACGGACGCGGCGCTCATTCCGCATAAGTATCTCATCCCACAGGAGCCGAAGATCGACAAGCGCGAAATAAGCGCGGCGCTCAAAGCCGGCGAGATTATTGATGGAGCAGAACTGGAAGACCGCAGAAGTATTGTAATTAAGTGAGGGGTTGGGCGAAGAATGATGCAGTGGAAGGCTAAATAAAAACCAAGGAGGGATTAAGACAATGGCATTACCGGTATTAATTATTGGAAAATCTGGATCCGGAAAGACGACGAGTCTTCGGAACTGCCAGAACGACAACTGGAATCTTGTGAGGGTTCTCAATAAGCCTCTTCCATTCCGCGGAAAGGTAAACGGATGGCTGACGGATGATTATAACACAATCATGAAGTGCCTTTATAAGTCAAAGGCGCAGTCTATTGTGATCGATGATGCGGGGTATCTTATTACCAACCATTTCATGAGAGGTCACAGCTCAGTCGGAAGAGGAAACGAGATTTTTTCATTTTACAACACGATAGCTGATAATTTCTGGAACCTTATCAGCTTCATCACCGAGAAAGTTCAGCCCGACAAAATCGTTTACATCATGATGCATGAAGATAAAGACGATTCTGGAGAGGTGAAGGCAAAGACCATCGGCAAACTGCTCGATGAAAAGGTGTGTGTCGAGGGAATGTTTACCATTGTCCTTCGGTGCGTGTCGGAAGGCGAGGGACACTATTTCATCACGCAGACAGCAAATGGAGCGATTAGTAAGAGCCCGATGGGAATGTTTGAGGATCTTACGATCGATAACGATCTCGCTCAGGTTGATGCAATCATCCGTGATTATTACGGAATGGAAGATAAGAACAAGGCGAATGCCGAAGATAATAATGAAAGCAAAGAGGAGGAATAAACAGAAATGAAGCAGCCCAATAATTACGAAAATACGCAGGCGGCAGGAAGCTTCGAGCCG